ATGCCTTTTCTTTAAGTCCTGGTATTAAGTCAAGTAAATTGGTGTCAATTGTTAAATTAGAAAATACACTTCTATGCCAATTACATCTTTCTTTTCCTAAATACTCTTCATTAGACCCCCCATTGAAAATACATAAAACTTCTATTATTCCATCAATTTCTTCATCACCACAAAAATTATTTCTTACATAATCCTTAAACTCATAGTCTTTTGAAAATAAATTTATTAATTCATCTAAAGATGTTGCATTTTCTATTTTTTCATATTGAGCAAGTCTACCCCCTGCTTCGCTAGCTTTTATTCTTAATTCTTGGTAATTATTATCATTTGTTTGATTTAATTGGTCATCAATTGATCTGTTTCTAAGATAACTCATATATTCGTCTGATATTTTTTTATCATCTTCTATACTTTCAATAATACCCATCATTTGTCTAATCCTTGATATTTCTACTATTAGAGTTTTCATAACATATAAATACCTTTAAAAAATGAAATTCAGTTTTTTTATATATTCTGTAATATATTTATATAATAAATTAGATAATTTATGAAACTTTTACTTGAAACAGAATTGTATCGTATGAAAAAAATGATGGGTATAATATTAGAAGAAGAAGACCCAAAAACAGAAGAAGAGTGTGATAAAAAAAGAGATACCGGTGCTAATTGTTATTGGTCTTACAAAAAAAACAAATGTATAACGTGCCCTGACGGTCAACGTTTGGATTATTATTCGGAAGTATGTAGTTCATGTGGTCCTGATGAGGTATTTGTATCAGGATTTGGTTGTGAAAAAATTTGTGCCGATGACGAATATTTTAATAGGGACAGTGGTGAATGTGAAAAAATACCACCAGGTAAATTTTATGATGGTAACCAATTACAAGATATTGATGAAGACATTCAAAAATTTTGGGATTTAGAAAATAAAAAAAGAGAAAAGGAAGGTAAATCAATATTAAATCCTTTTAATAAACCTGAAAATGAAGAAGACAGAAAGGATTGGGATGATATTTTTAAAAATGCAAACTTTTTTATGAATGAAGACAGGATTAACGGTGAAGAAAAAGGAAAGTCAATCATAAGATGGAACAAACAGACGGAGAACTGCTTGAACAGTGGCACTCCTCCGCCACAATTTCCATCATAATTCTTGGTTTTTAATTTCTTTCATTGTTTTGAAATATTCAACTCTTGTTTTTGCAATTTCAGAATAGTTTGGTGATAGTTCTATTCCTAACCATCTTCTACCTAATACTTCGGCTGCCACTAAACTAGTACCACTTCCCGCAAATGGGTCTAACACTACATCGTTTTTGTAGGATAATATCTTAATCGCCTTTGTTGGTATGTCCATCGAGAACGTAGCCTTGGTGAGTGACTTAGTATCCGCAAAGTAATTCCACTGACCATAAACAAGTTCAATAAATTCTTTTTTGTCTGATTCATCATATACTGTTTTTTTCTTTATTGTTCCGTCTTCTTGTTCTATTTCTGTAGGAACACCTTTCCACTGAGGTTCTCCTTTTACTTTTTTAATATGATGTTTTTTATAAGCTAAAATAACACATTCTTTTGGGTTATATATGTAGGGTGAAGATGGACTCATCCAAGAACCCCATGCTGTGGTCTTACTTCTATGTGGTGATTGTTCTTCAAGGTCAACAATACCAAAGAACCCATAACCAATCTCTTTCATAATTTGCCACATCTCTGAAACAAAAAAGATACGTCCACCTTTTTTCTGTCTGTTAATTTCATAAGGAATGTTAAGAGCAATTCTACCATCATCTTTTAATACACGATAAACCTGCATTAACCAATCACGACTGAAAATTTTATAATCCTCAAATTCAACATCATCATCGTGAACATCATAATCAATACCAACACCATAAGGACAACTAGTAACAACAAGGTCAACACTACCTTCGGGAAGTGTTTTCATTACTTCAATACAATCACCATTTATTATTTTTCCTGTTTCTATCATTTTAAAATATCATTTTTATCAATTCATATACTAATGTCCATACCATTATTAACCAAACTACTACTATGATTAATGCGGTCACTCTAAATCCTGTTTTCATCTCTATAAAATATTAACTATTATTTGTGCCAACTTATATCCTGTGAATGCTCCAACCGCAGCTGAACCGGGTAATACTATAAATTTACCTAATATTGTGTCGTATTTTTTCCTATTTACAATGTAAGATATTAGTATGTAATAAACAATATAATTAATTAAAACCATAAAGTCCAGTTCTTTTGCAACAAATACAACAACAGAGTTACCTAAAAATCCCCAAGAAAAATTTATAAAAGTTTCTCTAAGTAATTCTTTGGGAGTTGTGAGTGCATCCCAAACTGTAATTTCTTTATTAATTCCTGTTTTTTTCTTCAATTGTTTTGATGTGGTGTTCAAGGTACCAGAGAGCTTTTCTGAGGTCCTCGAGTTCTTTATCTTTTCCTTTTTTTCCTGCACGTGATATATATTTTATTGTATTTCCTAAACTAAATCCTAAATCCCAAGCATCAATCACTTTGATTACCTCGTATTCATTATTTTTTCCTCCGTAATGTAATGGGTGATTAACATGTTCCATTATTATTCCTCTTATCTATATTCTTTTAATAATTCATCTGCAGGTCTTGTTCCTTATTTACCATCCAAACTTTTTATATCAACTTTTGAATTCATTTTCATTGTGATTTCCATGAGTTCTTCGGCAGCATTCAAAGATTTTAAAACCTGATTAACAACTCTGTAAGAATCGGCATTTGATGCTGGTCTTCTATCTTCTAAATAACCTTTCCAATTTTCTGCAGTAGTTTTGGGTATTCTTATGGAAGCACCTCTATCTCCAACACCATAAGAATATTTATTAATACTTTGTGTTTCGTGTTTACCCGTAAGTCTCATTTCATTACTTGAACCATATTCTCTGATGTGGTCTTCGTGTCTAGAACCAAAAGTGTTAAAAATAGATTGAAAATATTCATAACCTCCTAATGTTCTCATTCTATCACTTGAAAAGTTTGTGTGCATTCCTGAACCATTCCAATCACCATTAATTGGTTTTGGGTGTAATACTATTTCATAGTTAAAGTTTTCAGACAATCTGTACAAGAAATATCTACTCATCCATAAATCATCAGCTGCGTTCAAACTCCCTTTTGAAAAAATTTGGTATTCCCATTGTCCAAGAGCAACTTCTGCATTTATACCAGTAATTTCAATACCATATAACATACATAAACGCATATGTTCTTCTGCAAAACTACGACCAACAACATTGTGACCAACTCCGCAATAATATTTACCTTGTGGTTCTAATCTAAAACCTGTGTCGTGTCCTAATATTTCATTTGTTTTTTTGTTTTTAATGAAATATTCCTGTTCAAATCCAAACCAAACATCACTTTGGTCATCGATTTTGGACCTCATGTTTGATTCATGTGGTGTTCCGTCAGGATTCATTACTTCACATAAAACATAAATTCTACTATTTTCTAAAGGAAATGATTTTTGCGAGTAATATTTAACAGGTTTAAGAATTATATCTGAGTTATCAGTATCTGCTTGCATTGTAGATGAACCATCAAAGCCCCATTCAGGAAATTTAAATTCTATTGAATTTAAATCCATTTCTTCCACTTTAACTTTGCTTCTAAGATTTGGTTCTGGCGTGTATCCATCTAACCAAACGTATTCTAATGTAACTTTCATTTTTGTTTTTTTTCTTTTAGACTTATATATAACTTTCTAATTTCACATCCCAATTCTGTATCGTTAGGATATTTTTCTATTAGATTTTTTATTTCTTTGACTAACTCTTTTTTTTTCATAATAAATTATAACTTATTTATCACTTTTTGTCAAACTAGGTTTACTTAAGATTTTAGACTGTTGTATATAATTTAGTATTTTTCTTTTAGATATTGGAAGAAGGGTTTCGTTGAAGGGAAAGTTGTTATCGTGGTTAACTTTGAAAAATATTAAATTATTGTGAATTGATGGTTCTTGTAAATTTTTAATTAATGTTTTTTTACCTTCAAATAAATCTGAAGATAAATTGTAATCATTAATTTCACATATTTTTTTAATTTGACATTTTAAATCTGACGTGTTTTTTTTAATTTCTTTTATATGAAATTCATATAAAAAATTTTTACCGTTATTTTCAATAACAAATAATCCTTCTTTTTTATCAAAACTTTTTAAATTATTAATAACACTAAGAGAAACACTATCATTTACTAATTCCCATATTGCCTTTGCTTGGTCAAAAAAATCTTGCAACTTATAAGATGAAAATTTACAAATTCTATAAAGTTCTAATATATCTTCTTGAGTCAAAGGTGGAATTTCTTGAGCAACTAAATCTGAGATTAATATTTCTTCATCTTTTTCTTTTATTTTTTTTGTTAGACTTAAAAACTGACCCTTTTGAATTATTAAATTAATGTTTGCCAAATGTAGAGATAAAAGTTGAAAATTAGGGTATAATTTAAAGTTTTCTAAATCTTTATCAATTTTTTGTAGATAACTCAATAAAACATATTGTTTGTGTTCTAAATCAATAGGTTCTTGAAACGGCCAATTTGTTTCCATACTTAAAAATGTAAGAAAAAGTTCCTAACCTGTAAATAAATTAATTGTATCTAAAGATAACAAAATTAAGTTCTTTCACAATCACTTCGTCGTGGTCACCATCATAACTTCCAAATATATCACCCCAACTATCATGGTTGATTATATAATTAATAACAGCTCCTTGGTCGACATAATCCAAAATATCACTCTTATCAAGACCAGTATCTTTAAAATAAGATAAAAATTCATCTTCATTATCATCTACCCACATTTCAATAGCCTCTTCAATTTCATTTTCGTCAAAACCACCTTTTGGATTTTCTTTAATATCTTCAATAAGTTCTTCTAAATCAGATACTTCTTCTTCTAAACTATCTATTGTTTCTTCATCCAAATCTTCGTTATCAATTCTGTATTGTAATTTAGATATTTTTTCTTCATAAGTTCTAAGATAATTTTCTTGTTCTTTTGTAAGTTTTTC